GAACTAATGGAGATAATTTATTATGACTAAAGCCGAAAGAATTAAAATGATCAAAAAAGCTCATGCTGATTTTAAAGCTAAACAAGCTCGTGAAGCTCGCCTTATGGCTGAATGTGATACAGAAGGTAATGAACGTACCGAAAACTGGAATCATTGGACTGATGCTTCTTCATATGCTGAACAGTATTATGGCGATACAATGAGAGCCACCACTGGCTTAGATAATGATTGGGATTAATTATGACTTTTACTAAAGCTTTAAACGTCCTTAAAAAAGAATGTAAATTCCTAGGATTAACATTTGAAGAATTGTGTATCTTTATTGAACGCAATCCTTATGCTCAAAAGAATAGTACTATTGATGCATATAAAGTTTATCTAGAAGACTCTGCATTTTGGCCTCCTCATTTATTAGAAGAATTGAGGCTTCCTTAATGAAAGGTATCAATGAAGAAATTCGTAATAGGATCCGTCTTTCAGTAGCAGCTTATGCTTATGAATTAAAAGACAATCCTATTATGTCTGATACTGAATTTGATCAATTAGCTCTTAAAATAAAACCTGAAGAAAAAACAGGTAATCGTAAAATGGATAACTTCTTTAAGAAACATTTTGAAACCGATACAGGTATGTGGATAAGAAAACATCCAGAAATAGCTAAGTTAGATTATATCTATACAAACTATATGGTGAAAAAATGAGTATGCACATGATTCGTGGAGTACAAGTCCACGGTAAACATAAAACAAAACGTAAACCAGGCTGGGAAAAAGCTAAGCTTGATCATGAACAATGGTTACGTTCCATGGGTGTACATCCAGACCAACTTAAAGGAAAGGAAAAATTTAATGGTAACAGTATTCCAGATTATACAGAATCACGTCCGTCGATCCCGACTTCGGACAGGATATGCGGCTCCACAGCAAAAAGAACTCAACAGCAATACACTGGATCTTACATACTCGGAGTTGCGACAATGCACAAATCAAACCTCGTTCCGGTCGGACGAGGAGATAACCCAGAAAATTATTCCAAAATGAGGAGGTCTTAATGACAGTTGGAACACCGTATAAACGTGAAGAAATGGTAGACATGTTACGTCAACAAATTTGCCAAGTAAAATTTATAAAAGTTAATGGGGAAGAAAGAGATATGCAATGCACTCTTAAAAAAGATCTTATCCCTGAAAATAAAAAAGCAACTCAAGACGACAACGGTGTGCAAGCGACACTTGGTGTTATTAAGGTTTTTGATATAGATAAACAGGATTGGAGATCTTTTCGAGTTGAAAATGTTAATAGATTTAGTTACCCATAGGAGGATTATTATGGTAATACTTGAACTAATGGAGGGTGAAGATGCAGAACCCTTTAGTAAAATTTGCAGGAAAATGGTTATTTAGATGCTATATTCTGTGGTCCATTACAGCAGATATTGTATTGATATCTGGTATAGTGTATCTAATATTTTTTTAGTGAATTGTCGGATGAGTGTAAACATGGTCAGGCCTGAAGCGACAGAAAATAAAATTAGGTGGGTTTTGTCAGCCCTCACAAGAAGTGATTTAACTACTAGTGGAATGCCTATGCGGATAGGTTCGTTTGAAAAAAATCGGTAAGATTCCCAACAACATACAAAAGGAGACGTTATTATGGTAGCAAGAAAGAAAAAATTTAAATCAAGACCCCGCACTGGTCTAGCCGCAGTAGATGCAAATAAAGGGTTTGATCATGTCTTATCAGTATTTCATATGGATATTGATAAAAAGACTATTTCAAGTATTCAGAAGAGTTTTATTAAAAAGTCATACAGCAAATCTGATACTGCTGCCATATTAGCAAATCCTGAATATCATTTTACATCTTACACACATAGAGCTGCGGCTGCTTGGTGGAAAGATCAAGGAGGAGTATTTGAAGGAAAACATGAAAGTTACGAATCAGGCCTAAAAAGAGCCTATGATGAATTAATTCCAATAGGAAAGGAAATACTCAAAGATAAAAAGAACATTGCTAAAGAAAAATCTAACGTAATTGTTCTATCCCCTCAAGAAAGATTACGTATTAAGATTAATAAAACAGTATTGATCGAGCTCGAAGATTTACAGGATGCTTGGATTGAAGGTGAAAAACCTGAGCTCGATCTTTATCAAAGGTTTAAATATCATGGTTTGACTGGTAGTGCTACACAACCTTGCAGAGATGTTATTGAAGGTTGGTTGTTAGACTACACTGATGCATATTACAAAAAATGTGATCAGGCAGTCGAAGGTTACTCGCATTTGAAAAGAACAGAAATTAACAGGCGCATTAAGCACTGTGAATCCATGTTAGCAGATCTTGAAAAAATTAAATCTGCTTCAAAAGCAAGGCGTAAGACCCGTGCTCCAAAGACTCGCACTGCAGATAAGCAAGTTGCTCGTATGTCTTATATGAGAGAGGATAAGGATTTTAAAATCGTATCCGTGGCAGCCACCCAAATTCCGGGATCTGAAAGGTTGTACACATTCAATGTAAAGAATAAAATTCTTACAGAGTATGTTACATTATCACCTAAAGGATTTCAGGTTAGTGGCTCAACTTTAAAAGATGTAGATATGGAGGTATCAAGGTGTGTTACTCTAAGAAAGCCTGATGATTTCATTCCTACAATTTTAAATAAAACCATAAAACAAATTGATAAGGCTTGGTCTGGATTAACTACTAAAACTCGTACTCCAGCTCCTAGGATAAATAAAGATACAATACTTTTGAGAACAATATGAAAATCTTAAATAAAGCTATTGCAGTAGGCTTACTTATTGCTCTTTATAGTCCAATAGCTTACGGTCTAGAAAGAATAAATCTAGATGATGATGTAGATTGCATGGCATTAAACATCTACCATGAAGCAAAAAATCAATCAATGATAGGCCAAGTAGCAGTTGCCTTAGTTGTTATGAATAGAGTTAATGATAACAGATATCCTAATAGAATATGTGAAGTTATTAAAGAAGGTCCTACTAGACCATCATGGAAAGATCCTACTAAAGAACATCCAATAAAACATAGGTGTCAATTTAGTTGGTGGTGTGATGGAAAATCTGATGAACCGCTTTATGATAGTAAAGCTTGGCGAAGAGCTCAAGATTATGCTTATCTAGTATTAACTCGTAGAATTATGGATGTTACTGAAGGAGCAACACATTATCATGCTTCTTATGTTAGGCCAGCTTGGGCTAAAACAAAAACTCGAACTACACGAATTGAAACACATATCTTTTATAGATGGGAAAAATAATGGAAGTACTAACCAAAAAACGATTTGCAAAACTCGTAGAAGAAAAAATTAAAGATAAACCTATGCCGTATATTGATGCTATATGCGATGTATGTGCAGATAGGGAATTAGATACAGGCGATATAGGAAACTTAATTAGTCCTATATTAAAAGAAAAAGTCAAAGCAGAAGCAGTGGATTTAAATTTAATGAAGGGTGGAGCTGCTCTCCCAATATGAACTTTGAATTCGAAGATTTTAGACCACCGGACAAAAGACCTCCCAATAATAAATTTCAAACTAGAGACTATATAATGATAGCTATAATGACTTATGTCATTGGCATGTCAGTAATATATATTGATTGGTTTAACTTTTTATTAGGTATAGTCGCTTGGAGACTCTACGAAATTAATAGGACAAAAAAATGAGAATAGAAGAAGATATTAAATTAGATTATTCTGACGTCTTGATAAGACCTAAACGTTCTAAATTAAGATCAAGATTTGATGTTAATATGGAAAGAAGATATGAATTTGTTAACAGTCAAGCTGCTTGGACAGGTGTTCCTATTATGGCAGCAAATATGGATACTGTTGGAACATTTGAAATGCATAAAGCATTAAGCGAGCATGGTGTAATAACATGTATAGCTAAACATTATAACTCAAATCCAGATAATTGGTGGAAACTCCCATATGAAAATGCAACAAATACTTTATGCGTTATGGGTGGTATAGCTGATTGGGATATGGAGCAAACAATAAACATTTGGAAAAATACTCGTCCAGCATTTATTGGATTAGATGTTGCTAATGGTTATACAATAAGTTTTGTTGATGCTGTTAAAAAATTAAGAGAATCTTGTCCAGATGCAACAATTGTTGCTGGTAATGTGGTCACTGCAGATATGACTCAAGAACTTATTCTCGCTGGTGCAGATATTATTAAAGTAGGTGTAGGACCAGGCTCGGTGTGTACTACAAGAATAAAGACAGGGGTAGGATATCCACAATTAAGTGCTGTTATGGAATGTGCAGATGCTGCACATGGTTTAAATGGCCACATAATTGCTGATGGTGGATGTAATAGTTCTGGCGATATCGCAAAAGCTTTTGCAGCAGGTGCTGATTTTGTTATGATTGGTGGATTGCTTGCTGGACACGATGAATGTGATGGCGTGATAGAAGACGGTTATATGAAA